TCGACCTTTATGGTAAAGATAGCGACCCTTATAGAGTGCGCGTGCTTGGCGAGTTTCCAAAGTCGCAAGCCGATACCTTTATATCTTTGGAATATATAGAACCTTCTACACAAGCTTATTTAGATAAGGTGGCGGAAGTCAATAGATTAAAATTAAAGCCCTTCGATATTCACTTGGGCGTCGATGTTGCTAGGTTTGGCGACGACGAAAGTATTATATACAGCTCACTAGAATACGACGACTTCTATTTAAGCCGATTAGAAAAGGTTATTAAAAAGAATACGACCGTAGAATTAACCGGACAAACAAAAATTATTATACGAGAGCTTAACAAGCTATACCCGGGAATAACTGTAAAGGTTAATGTCGACGAAACGGGCGTAGGCGCCGGCGTTGTGGACGAACTCGATAGCAACCACAACGATTTAAAATATAGAGTTATTCCTCAAACCTTCGGCGGAACGGGAGGAAAACTTAACGAAGAACCAATGCTCTACACAAATAATACCGGTTTGATGTGGGGTAATGTTAAGCGTCTTCTAATGGCTAAAAGGTTATATATGGAAGACGACGGCGAAACGATAGCTCAATTAAGCAATCGTAAGTATACCGTTGACGAAGACGGAAAAATCAAGCTAGAAAGCAAAAAAGATATGAAAAAGCGTAGTACAACCTCGCCCGATAGAGCGGACGGCTTGGCGCTTAGTCTTGCTTCAAATATAGCTCATTTTAGCGGTATGTTAGATTATTAGGAGGAATTATTATGTTATTTAATTTTGATTGGCTAAAAGAAAGCCAAATATTCCCGCCAAAAGCGGAAATCGTAAGACTTAAAAAATACAATGACTATGCTAGATTGTTTGATAATAACATATCTCTTGTATTAAAGCCTTATATTGACCGATTAGACGAAATTATAGGAAGATTAAAGGAAACGGACAAGGTTAACCCTTCCTTTAAGCATATGCCTAACTACTTCCGTCTATCGACTATTAAAACCGTTGATTTAATGGTGGGCGACGAACCAACTATTAAGCACGAAGATAAACAAGAGGAAATCGACGAAGTTTTGTTAAATACGGACTTTTTCTCTAAACTCGACGACTTGGTGGCGGACAATGACGCTCTTGGCGAGTGTATCGTTAGACCGTTTATTGATAGTGAGGGCCAAAGAAACTTCGTAGCTCAAAACCCTAGTATGTGGTTTCCTATCGTTAACCCGGAAAATTATAAAGAAGTTAAGTTTGATGTTCTTGTGTGGACTGTATGTACCTACCAAGACGCTAACAACCCCGCAAGAAATACTTACGAGCTTTACGCTAAAATACAAGAAAGAGGTAAAGACCAATTCGAATTTAGGCGTTATAAGATTAACAAACATTATACCGAATCTTATACCGACCCTATAACCGAAACAACTTGCGGACCTATTCAATTCTATGTAATTGGCGGTTTGTTAGAAAGTAAAATAGAAACCGCGCCTTATAGTCAACTTGTTATACAAATACCGGGTATAACTTCGTCAAGGACTATACACGGACTATCTAACTACGATACAACCTTACCTATTGTTGCGGAAATAGCTGTAAGAGAATCGTTAGCAAACTTTATTTTAGACCAAAACTCCGCGCCTCGTATGGGAGCGCCCGAAAGTGCGTTTATTAGAAATAAAGACGGCCGTTGGGTATTAAAGAGTGGTGGCCGAAGCTTTGTAGTTGCTCCGGGCGAACAAGCGCCGGTATATATTACTTGGGACGGCAATTTAACATCTAATGAAGATAGAATTAGGGAGTTAAAGAAAGAGCTTTACGCTATGTGTGAAATGGGAACGATTATAAGCCACGACGATATGAATAGCTCGCAAGGCTACGAAGCGTTAGAGGTTAAGTTAACAAACCCTAAACTTAAAGTACAGCGTATGTGCAAGAAGTTTAAAGCTCCATTAAAGAAACTTATAGCTTATCTTGTAGACGAGCCGGGCTTGGAAGATAAAGATATATCTATCTTATTTAACAATGGAATACCTACAAGCGAAAGCCAAAACCTAGATATGGCGCAAAAGAAGAAGAATTTAGGTTTTTCTTCTCAATCGGTATTTACTGAATACTTTGGGTTAACCGAAGAACAAGCAAAAGAGGAAGTCGAAAAAGCTAGACAAGAAAGCGCCGACGCTTTTGCCGAAAGCTTTGGTATGAGTAGAAACTCTTTATTTGGTGGCGGAAATGACGACGATAAGCCTACGGGCCAAGACGGCGACGAAAACCCTACCGAGGAAGAAGACGCCGGCGAAACTGATAAAATGAAACAATCTAAAAACGATAAAAGCGAGGAATAGTCTATGCTTAACGCCGATAGTAAACAGTTGGAGGCCTTGCTAGAAGCCTTCACTAAGGCGGAGCAACGAGTTCAAACTGTATTGTTAAATACGGACGCCGACACGGTACAAGAGCTTAAAATCGAGCTTAATAAGAAGTTAGATAAGGTAAGTTTAAGTTTATTCGAACAATCGAAGAAATGGGCCAAAAGCGACCTACCAATGGCTTACAATGAAGGCGTACAAAAGATTAACGGCCATAGCGATAGAAAATTGCACCAAAGCGAAGATGTTATCGTTAATAGCTATATAGAGTTATCGACGAAGGTACAAACCGCCACCGATAACGCAAAAAACATTATAAACAACGCTATAAGACAAGCGGAAAAGAGTGGTTATGGCGCAACCGTAGGAAATGTTAAGGAAATCATTAAAGAAACACTTAGCAAGGAAAATTCGAGTATGATAGTCGAATATTCAAACGGCGCTAAAATGCCACTAGACGCTTACGCTCAAATGTTGGCTAGAACATCTCGTATAGAATCGTCTAATACCGGTTCTTTCGATAGATGTAGAAGGCTTAACATAGACCTTGTGCGTTGTACCACAATGCCCGGTTGTTGTGCTTATTGCCGTATGTACGAAGGCAAGGTTTACAGTATATCGGGTAACGATAAGCGCTTCCCGTCGCTTTATGATACGGCGTTAAAGAAAGGTTATAATATAATGCACCCGAATTGTAGGCACGAGTTTATACCGTTTGTGGAGCAAATGCAAAGCGAAACGGAATTAAAACAGCTTATAACCGAGAGCAACAACTTCCAACCGCCGTCTAAAAACGATATTGTTATAAAGAAATACAACCAAGACCAAGCCACATTAAGACAATGGCGTAATGAATTAAACGAATACAACCGTTTAAAGGCGAAGCTTGGTAACGATATGCCATACTCTACCCTTGGAGCGTTTAGGCGCGCCAAAAGAGGAAATAGTAAAACATATCAATCGCTTAATAGCGACCAATTAGCACAAACAAAACGCAAGCCGAAAGGTTCTTATAAAATTATTAAGGAACCGAAGGCTTATGTTAATAAAACTAACTTCCACGCAATAGAAACCGAATTAAAGAGTTTTATTAAAAAGGTAGATGTTTCCAAGATAACTAGCTTAGACAATCTTAACGCTACTACGGCAACCTTAAAAAGAATATCTCAACAATACGGTATTGAGGTGGCGGAACTTAAAACAACCGGCCGAGGAACGGCCAACGCTTCGGCGACTTATAATGTTATAGAATTAAATTATAAACATTTTAACGCTAAGCAAGTTCCGGGCGTTCCAATAGACGAAAGAGCTAAGCGAGATTTAGCTTATTATGAAACCTTAAAGAAAAACGACCCTAACCTATACTTACGAAACAAACGAAAGGTAGATAATGCCATAAATAGATTGCAAGAGCAATTAAATTATAAGAGGTGGACTTTTGCGAGCGAAAGTGGTAAGATAGAAGAAACTGTTATACACGAGTGCGGACACCTAGTGCATAACCAATTATTCGGTCTTGGACCTAACGGGTATTCTTTTAGGCGCGACCCTACTAAGACGGCGAAAGAGCTAGAAATAGCGGAAAAACGCCGTTGGACTTGGCAATTTGAGGTATATAGTAAGTTAAAATCTACAAAAGATATACACAATCTTAGTTATTATTGCTTAGAAAACGAGCGAGAGTGCTTCGCGGAGTGCTTTGTCGCTTACGATACCGGCCGAGAGTTGCCGAAATATGTGGAAAACTTCTTTAATGATTTGTTTGGAGGTAAAAGAAAGTGAAAATTTGCGAAAGTTGTATCTATTTTGACAAATTAAGAAGCAAAATCGAGTCTAAACGACTTAAAAAAAAGGTTTTCTATTGCTCTCGATTAAATAAAACTATCGACAAAGAGCAATTTAAGAAAATGACACAATGCGATTTGTATAGCTCGTCTAACCCGGGCTAAACAATAACTTAATATGATAATCTAGGGAAATTCGAAAGAACTTCCCTTTTTTATACCATTAACGAGGTAAAGCACCGGTTATCTTGTTATCGACCGTTATGTCGTTAAACTGACAAGGTAGTTATGCCATAAATAGCAAACTTAATAAATACTTCACGGCGGAGCCTACCGCCACACCAAGGCAAGGAGGAATTATGAAGTTTTTAACCAACTTGTTAAGCGAAGAAACATTAAAAGAGCTTAACGAAAAATTAGGCGACGACCTAATTAAACAAGTAGACGAAAAGTTGGGCGATTATAAGATTAGCGCCGGCAAGGAAAAACTAATACCTAAGGCCGTGTACGATAACGATAAAGCCGAGCTTAAAAAACTACTTGACGAAAGAGATGTGCAATTAAAGGACCTTTCTACAAAAGCGAAAGATAACGAAGCTCTTACGGCTCAAATTAAAGAGCTACAAGAAAGCAACAAGCAATCAATCGCCGACTACGAAGCGAAATTAACAGCACAATCTCAAAAGCACGCTTACGATAATGCGTTAGCAAGCTATAAACCTAAGAATATAAACGCTTTAAATGGAGTTATTGACAAGTCTAAGCTTGTTTATAAAGAAGTTAACGGCGAATATACTATCGAAGGCTTAGAAGACCAAATAACAGCATTAAAGA